ATCAAACCTCACTTTCTTTTGTGGGGCAAGGGGCTGTTACGACAAGTTTAAGTTCTGGAACTTTGTCGATTGGTGCGCCCGCCCAAACTAGCCTCAATTTTTCAAATTCTAACGGAATTTCTTTCGGTGTTAATGGGTCCACTCTTACAGCTAGCCATAATGGTTTAACGTCACAATCTGTCCAGACCCAAAATAGCGTTCAAGTTTTGGGTTCTTCTGGCAACATTTCTTTCGCTAATGGTAATGGGGTTACGTTTGGTGGCAGCAATTCAACTGTTACTGCTAGTGTAAATATTCCGGCACAAACAAATCAGACTATTGGGGTTTTTGGTTCGTCGCAGACTACTGGACAGTCATCCTCATCTACCTACGATGCCCGCTCTTTAACCGTTAGAGGCGCCGGAATTGTTTCTGTGGGTAATTCTGGCGGGGAGATTATTATTTCCGCTACGGCCGCTGGTGGACCTGGCGGTAATGATGGCGTTAACATTGTTGCTGCTGGTTCTCAAACAGCTAATACGACCGGGACTGTTGCGTTCTCAAATAGCAACAATGTTTCTTTCGGAATGTCTAATAGTTCAGTTGTTACGGCTAGCGCATCGTTCAGTCAGTCTGTTCAAACGCAGGGAATGGTTTCTGTAAATGGTTCTACCGGCGCTGTTTCTATTTCTGGCGGGAATAATATTACTGTTGGGAATAATAATTCTACGATCACAATTTCTGCCCCAAATCAATCGAATCAGACTTTGGGTCTTTACGGGTCGGGTAATACTGCCGGGACTTCTAGTGGAAGCGTAGACGCTCGTTCTTTGACTATTAATGCACAAGGTTCTTTAACAGTCAATATGACCGATGGAAAGATTAATATATCGGCTCCAAATGCCATAACTACAGCGATGGCTTCAAATAGGGGTACGGATTTTGTTCAGGCGAATGCGGTATTCAATGGCACGAATGCTTCGGGAACAATTAATTCGAATGCTGTTTCCGTTTCTGTTAACGCACAATCTGTCCAAACACAAAATATGGTTTCTGTTCTTGGATCAACTGGAAATATTTCGTTCGCTAATGGAAACAATGTGACTTTTGGAGCGAATGCTTCAACTGTAACTGCTAGCGCATCTTTCAACCAATCTAATCAAACTGTCGGCATTTATGGATCGTCAAATACTTCTGGTACTTCTAGCGGAACTCTTGATGCTCGCTCTCTGACTGTTGTTGGTATGGGCGGGGTTTCTGTTGATATGACCAATGGAAGAATAAATATTTCTGGTCAAACAACATCTCCACAATCCGTTCAGACACAAAACATGGTGTCGGTTAATGGCTCTACTGGTGCGATATCTATTTCCGGTGGGAATAATATTACAGTTGGTAACAATAACTCTACTGTAACAATTTCGGCAGCTAACCAATCAAATCAAACTATGGGTCTATATGCTTCTGGTAATACCTCTGGTACCTCTACAGGAACTTTTGATGCTCGTTCATTGACGGTTAATGTTCAGGGGTCGTTGACTGCTGATATAACTAATGGAAGATTGAACCTATCTGCTCCGAACGCATTGACTACCGCTATGGCCTCAAATCGTGGTACCGATTTTGTGCAGGCCAATGCGGCTTTTGCTGGAACAAATGCTTCTGGAACTATTGCGAGCAACGGTTTATCCGTTTCTGTTTCTAATCAGTCCAATCAAAGTGTTGGTATTTATGGCGGGGGGAATACGTCTGGTACTTCTAGCGGCACACTTGATGCACGAAGCTTGTCAATTTCCGCTCAAGGATCACTGACAGTTAATATGACTAATGGCAGAATAAATCTTTCTGCCCCGAATGCTTTAACTACAGCGATGCAAAGTAATGCTTCTACGCAATTTGTACAAGCTAACGCTAATTTCAATGGAACGAATGCTTCTGGAACGATTGCTTCCAACAATATCTCTGTATCTGTTGCGAACCAAACAAATCAAACTGTTGGTATTTATGGGTCTGGAAATACCTCTGGAACTTCTAGTGGAACATTAGATGCCAGATCGTTAACCGTTAACGCTCAAGGGTCATTAACGGTTAATATGACTGATGGGAAGATTAACATTTCTGCCCCGAACGCTCTTACTACAGCTATGGCATCGAATAGGGGCACGGACTTTGTGCAAGCTAATGCCGCCTTTAACGGAACGAATGCCTCTGGAACAATAGCATCAAACGCCATTTCTGTTTCTGTTAATGCTCAATCTGTTCAAACTCAAAACATGGTAAGTGTTTTGGGATCGACCGGCAATATTTCTTTTGCTAATGGAAATAACGTAACGTTCGGTGGTAACGCCTCAACTGTTACGGCATCAGCTTCTTTCAACCAAACTAATCAAACTATCGGAATTTATGGGTCGGGGAATACGAGTGGAACTTCTAGCGGAACTTTAGACGCTAGGTCGCTTACAATAAACGTTCAGGGTTCTTTGACGGCAGATATGACGAATGGTCGTATCAATATTTCTGCTCCTAATGCTTTGACTACGGCGATGGCGTCTAACAGGGGAACAGATTTTGTTCAAGCTACAGCGGCTTTCAATGGTACTAATGCCTCTGGAACTATTGCTTCGAATGCCATTTCTGTATCTGTTTCTAATCAGTCAAATCAGACCATTGGGGTTTATGCCTCTTCGCAAACTACTGGTCAATCTTCTTCTTCTACTGTCGATGCTAGATCATTAACTGTTCGTGGAATGGGAAATATTAGTGCGGGGATGAGTGGTGGAGAGCTTGTTATTTCTGGCGCTGGTGGCGGCGGTGGAATTAATGCTGCTCTATCTGGAAATACTTCCGGAGTTATGTCAACAATAACTTCTGGAACAATGATTCTTGCTGGTGGCAATAATATTACACTTTCACAAGACGGTCAGAGTGTTACTATCTCTGCCCCCAACCTTGGTGCCGGAAATGCTTTTTATGCTGGTGTGTCAACTGGTGGAAATACCTCTGGTGGGACTGGTACTGTAAGTCAGCAAATCGTTTTGGCTGGTGGAAATAATATAACTATGAGTCAGTCAGTGAATGGCAACTCTGCCACCCTGACCGTTAGTGGTGTGTCGTTTGCAAACTCCAACAACATCTCGTTCGGATTGAATGCCGGAACCCTTACAGCATCCTTTAATCCAATCAACATAGGTGTTTCTACCGACGGGAATACTGCCGGAACTACTGGCACGCTAGATGGAGGTAACGCACAATTCTTGTTTGTTGGTGGAAGCAACGTTACGATGAGTCAAAGCATCAACGGGTCGAGTGCATCTCTATCAATTCATGCTGGTCCTCGTTTCGAGTTTTTTGAACCCATTTCTCCTTTGCAATCTGGTTCAACAACTTTCTCACAAGGCGTATCTTCGTGGTATTTTCAACCAATGCAACTTCCCGCCTATGTTGGTCCGGGTCGCTTGAACGTCCTCCATACGATGGGCGGCACTTCGCAGACGATCCTTCAGGGCAGCACCGGCACAAACTACGCCTCAAACACTACGGGTGGCGCATCGCAGTCTTTCGTCCTGTCAAGGATCGTCGCTCTCTATTCTCGTGGGACGGGCACGAACAACACTCGATTAGAATCAATGTGGGCAGCTACGTTCCCGATTTCGGTGTCGCACTCTGTTGGTATTAGCGTTAGTAATGCTTCACAAGTCACTGGCTCTCGCCAGGTGGATTTGCGTTATCCAAGTCAGGTTGATATTTCTGGCAACTCAACGATTGCCACAATTCAGGCAACGCACGCCACGTCATCTGCTGGGTCATCAGTAGGCACATCTTTCTACACATCTGCCTTGTCCAGTATCTACAACATTCTCTCTGGCGCTGTGATGATGCATATTCCGATCACCACCGCCATTTCTCCCGGCAATTATTGGCTGGCGCATGGATGGGTTACTGGACACACTACGGCTGGATCAACTCTGCCAGCAGTATTACCGACATTGACAGCATACGGAATCTACAATTCATCATCGTATAACCATAGAGCCTTTGGTGTAACGGCGGCATCTTCTGGTTCTCAATATTTCCCTGGTCATGGTGTGTTCTCTGTTCAATCGGCTGCGCCACCGAACAATGTGAACCTGCGTGATATCCGATCTTATGCATCTAACGCCATTCCGTACTTTAATATCATGGCGTCGAGTATTTCCTAAATTCTTCTTGTGTTGGGGAAATCAATTTCGATTTGTGATATAATTGTCGCTATGACAAAACCGCAAATAGTTATTGAGAATTTGGAGGGGTATCATAATAGTGATCCCAACATGGAGGGAAGGCTTGCTAGGGGAAAAGCATACAAGGACGTTTCTACGATTTGTATAGTTCCAACTAGGGGCGTTATTCCCGCAAAAGTTGTTCAGTCGTGGATGGCTATGATGACTCCGATGAATAATAAGTTTACAAGAATGTTTGTTATTGGTATGGAGGTTGGCGCCGCATATTCTGAGACAATTGAAATGATTCTTGCTAATGAAGAACTTTCGAAGTGGAAATATATTTTGACATTAGAAGAGGATAATATGCCCCCGCCAGATGGTCTTTTGAGACTTATTGAGGGGATGGATGAATATGACGCTGTGGGTGGTCTTTATTGGACTAAAGGTCAAGAGGGGCAGCCTATGATTTATGGAAATCCTAAAGAGGTTCCCAAAAGTTTCTTTCCTCAGATGCCAGAGAATGAAACGTTGCAGCAATGTAACGGATTGGGCATGGGATTCACACTTTTTAGGTTGGATATGTTTAAGGATGAAAGAATTGCTCGTCCCTGGTTTAAAACTGAGCAATCTTATATGCCGGGCCAAGGGTCTAAAGCTTATACGCAAGATTTATATTTTTTTGAGAATGCAGCTAAATTTGGATACAAATTTGCATGTGATACTAGAGTAAAGGTGGGTCATTATGACTACGAAAACGATATCGTCTGGTGAGGGCGAAGATTATGTTCCGGTAAAAGTTTCACTTGCTTGTGGACAAAATAAGCCAGAGGGTTTTATTGGTGTAGATGTTGAAAAGGTTGACGGGGTTGATGTTGTTGCCAATTTGGAACAATTTCCTTGGCCTTTTGCTGATGATTCTGTTGATGAGATTGAGTGTAGCCACTATGTCGAGCACACGCCAGATTTGAATGCGTTTATGGATGAATGCTACAGAATTTTGAAGCCTGGTGGCAAAATGCATATTGTGGCCCCGTATTATTCAAGTATTAGGGCTTGGCAAGACCCAACGCATAAAAGAGCTATTTCCGAGATGACATTTTTCTACTATAACAAGGGTTGGAGAGATTCGAATAAGCTGGATCATTATGGAATTAAATCCAATTTTGATTTCCAATGGGGATATGCTTGGGATAATTATTGGGGGCAAAGAAGTGAGGAATCTAGGGCGTTTGCTCTTAGGCACTATATAAATGTAGTTTCTGACATTTATGTCACACTCGAAAAGATTGCTCTTGATACATCTGAGTGATATAATATAATATATGAACTCATATAACTTTTATACAGAAATTACCGAAGAATATACTTTTCCGAACGCCCCTGATGTTGGCACGATTTATGCCACTGTGTATTTTGAGTGGGGTGATGAAATTGTTGCCAGGACAGCGGCCACGCTTGTAACTGGTAACACTTATTCTATAACTATCCCGGCAGAAAGTGTGGATTCTTGGGGAGTTTGGAGAATAAAGTGGGAATGTGAGTTCAGCGCAACAGCTTTTTATGATTTTACAGAATTTGGTGTTTCTAGGTCTTACACTGATGAGGCGGGCTTCATTTTGGATTATCCGGAGTTTAATGATCCATCTTTCTCTGGTGATATTTTTGTCACGGCGGAAAGAATTGCTAGACATATTGTTGATACTCATTGTGGTCAATCCTTCCAGTTCATAAAGAATAAAACTTTGAACATTGATGGAAACGGTAGAAGGTATATCAGATTGCCTTATAATATTGAGGGCATTTATTCTGTTCTTGTTGATAGCGGTGATTATACAACTGCTGTTGAGAGAGATGTTAAGTCTAAAAGATATATCCGTGTTGCGAACAGTAACGATGTTGATACCCTCGTTTATTCAAAATTTGCAAATGATTCCAATATTGAGATAACGGCGGATTGGGGATGGATTTCTATTCCTCAGAATATTGTTGACGCTACAGAGATGTTGATTTGCGATATTATTGATGATGTTAGACGTGAGAATTATCGCTACAATGTCCAGAGGGTTTGGCAGGATACCAATAGAATTGAACTAAATGTTCAGGGATATGAAACTACTGGAAATCTTGATGTTGATGTTCTGCTTATGGATTATGTAATGTGGGACTTGGATTATGTTTCCTAAGAGAAGTAATTTTAGAATGTCACATAGGGTTGACATTTACGAGAAAGATACTGTTGAGAATGATACCGGACAGCTTATGGCTGACTGGATTTTGTCTATTTCTGAGCAAAGATGTTTTTTTACGCCCGCTGGTGCTGCTGCTTCGATAAGAATTTCGCCAACTATGGAAGAGGCCGATTATTTGACAATGATTTTTCCACATGATTGTCCAATTAGTTATGGAACTAGGTTATACAATTTGAAGAGCGGGACGGGTGATGAGGTTTATTATGAGGGACCATTACAGGTCGTGCAGATTGACAAACACGTTTCGCCAGTTACGCAAAAGGTTCAGTTTTTGCAAGTCAAGGTAAAGACGGTGATCGAATGATTAAATCAAAGATTAAAAATCTTTTGGGAATAAAAAAGATTGCCGAAAAGATTGATAATATTGTTCATAGGTCACAAATTCACGAAACTCAACTTGTTTTGTCGATTAGGCAGGCTGTAGAAATGGAACTTTCCAATTTACTTGGGGATGATATAAAACATTTTAATATCAATATTCAAAGTAATGGTATGAATCCTGGGGTTTCTATTTCATGCGCTGACGATATCGGAAAGTTTATATATTATGGGACGAATCCTCACGGTATTTATGCGGGTGGTAGGGCTATGCCTGTCGGTGATAATAAGTTTGCTGCCAGGGTTCGTCACCCAGGGCAGAAACCTAAGAAGAGGGAGATTGATGAAGCTATAAGACGTGGCATTTTGATTGGTAGGTCGGCAGCAGGAAGGGCTGATTATATATGATATCTGTAGAACTCAATACGGCTCTTAAGTCTAAATTTATAGCTTTGGGGGCACCATATAATAATATAAAGTTTTTCCCTCTGTCTGCTTATCAAGAGACTGAGGCTCCTTTTATTGTTTATACACAATTTGATGGAACTAGAAGCGAAGAGCAATTCTTTTTGAGCATTGCTAATGTTATTTATACTGTTTATGACAATGATATTTCTAGGATGAAAGATGTTGTTTATGAAATGGATAATTTTTTAAATGTAGGTGATCATGTTGGAGAAATTAAAAGCCTTTTATACACGCCTTATTCTGGCACTTCATCTTTATCAGATTTAAGATATAGGATCGAAGGGGTTAGAAGGGTTGGTGGAAGTCCGCTTCCACCTTTGGAAAGAGAGGGTTTTTCGTCATATGCTGTGAATTATAGGGTGGTATATCTAAATGCATCAGGAACCATCTCTTAATCTTGCTTTATAACGAAAAACAGAGTAATCTATAAAAAATAGTGAGGTTTTGTGAGCGGACAGTTCCGCTCTATATTCAAGCTTGAATAGAAGGAGGTTGTAATGTCCGTAACATTTACAAACATTGTAGTCGGTGAGGGTACGCTTTATGTAGGCGCAAACTCGGGTTCGGCAGTTGATTTGGGGGCTACCCAAGATGGTGCAGAAATTGCATGGGAACCAGATATGGTTGATATTGAGGTAGATCAATTTGGTGACGCTGCTAGAGTCGTTCAGTCAAGAGTTAAGGTTTCTCTTAAGACTAAACTAGCTGAGGGTACTTTGGATAATCTACTTATTGCCTGGAACTATCCAGCTTCTAAGTTGGCAACTGGTGGTGGATTTAAGACACTATCTGTTGGTATTCAAAGCGTTTACCCACAAGAGCGTTATCTAAAGCTTATTGGTAACGCACCTGGCTCCACCGCTTCTACTACATATTCGCGTACATATGAGTGCAACAGAGTTGTTTCATATAGCTCTAGCTCACATATGGTTAAGCGTGCGGAGAACGTTGCGTTCCCTGTTGACTTCCGTATTCTTCCAGATGTAACTCAAACTGGTGCAGAATATGGAACTATTGAAGATGAAATCTGATATAGTTAACTTTTAAAAAATGCTTGATTGGGGCGGGAAACCGCCCCAATTTTGTGCTATACTGTGTGTTTATAAAGGAGATGTGATGAGTAATAATATTAGAAAAGGTACAACTGTAACACTTCCGGAGCCTTATGGTGAGGTAGAGATTTTTCCAGCTTCATTGAGACAATTGAGAAAGCTTAGAGATGCGTTGAAGGATATCAATATTGACGAAAACGATCCAATGCCTGATGATGAAACAATTGATGCTATGGTAAATGCCGCCGCCGTTATTTTGGATAAGGTAAATAAGGATTTGGCGGAAGATAAAGAAGCACTTGAAGATGTTGTAGATATTGTGACATTCAATCAAATGGTTGGTGCCGCAATGGGCGCAGACCCAAACGAGTAGGCGGGAATTCGGAAGAGGGTTTAACTTTCGATGAAATCCCGCTTGTAAAGTATGAAAGTGAAGTTTTTGCTGAGTGTGGTGCCTGGTCTAATTTTATAGAGCTAGAAGAATCATTGAGTTTGGATGAACTTCTAGCTCTATATGAGACAACTATTTTGAGGCAGGCCAGGATCATGAAAATGTTTGCCGCTGTTATGGTGGGGGAAGAGGCTGGCGATCCTTTCGAGGATTTAAAGGACGATTTTGGCCAGGAACGAGAGCAAAAGAAACTCCTTCCAGCTTATGCTATGGACCCGACTAGGGGTGGAGAGGCTGCGCCTCTTGTTTCCGAGGAAGATGTGCTAATGTTGCCTATTAACCTTGGTTATAGTAAAATACATAAAGATTCTTGATTATTGTGTGGTGAAATATGGCAGTTGGCGATTCTAATGAAATTGTAGATATTCAGATAAATGCTGAGGCTAGGAATGTTGCCAAGTCTGCCGAAGAGGTCCGCAAGCTTTCTGCCGAAATCAGCAAGCTTAAAGCCGCTCTGGACAAGAACACAAATTCCGCCGATCTTGGCATAAAGATTCTTCGTGAATACGAGCAGCAATTAGAGAAGCTTAGAAATATAAAGATTTCTGAGATGATCAAGGGCTTTACCGGCGAGGTAAAGAAAAACGCTACTGCTGCCAAAACTGCTTCAAAAGAATATAAGCAGCTTGGTAATGATTTAGAGGCTCTTCAAAAGAAGTATTCTCAAACACAAGCTAGTGCGCTTCAATTCTCTAAGGGTTTTGATCAGTCCACAAAGGCTGGTAGGGATGGCTTTAGGACTTGGCGTCAAGAAATGGATAAAAATATTCCATTTTTGATGAATCCAAAGAATCGTAGTCATCTTAGCGCAAACTTTAAAACATTAAAAAAGGATTTGGCTGATACTCAAAAGGTTGGTATCGCTAATCTTGGTACGTTTAGGTCTTTAGAGAACGGTATGGCTTCTACCTTCACTAGAGGTCTTACCAGTAGTGAAAAGTTTGCTATCAAGATGGGAACTTTGAGACATAATGTCGATAGTTTCTTCCATACTTGGAGATTGCATGGTAAGAATATGCAATGGACGGGTATGCAGATGATGCAGGGTATCACTTTGCCAATCGTCGGTTTTGGCGCTATCGCTGTCCGTGAGTTTGATTCCGTTAATAAGCAAATGCGCCAATTGAAGAAGGTTACCGAGTTCAAAGAGGATTACGACGCTCTTGCTGATGCTATTAAAGCTAGCTCTGAGGAATTTGCTATTTCTAGAGCTACAATGACGGGGCTTTATCGTGATATTGCCGCTCTTGGTATCGAGGGTGAAACTTCAATTAAGAAATGGGTTGATGAGGTTTCTAAAGTCCACCTTTTGGGCGATATGGATATTGCTACGGCAACAGATTTCGTTCGTTCTGTTTCGGCAATTTTTGATGATGGCAAGATGGAGAAAACTCCCGAGATTCTTGCACAGCTTAATGCTGTTGCCGATGAGACTTCTTTGCAGCTAGCGGACTTGGCAGATGCGTTCCCTGAGGTTGCTCCTACAATGAAGCAAATGGGGTTTGATGCTGCCGGTGTCGCTTCTGCTATTGGCGCTATGTATAAGCAGGGTATTCCTGCGACTGAGGGCGCTCACGCATTAAAGCATGGTATGACCAGGCTTATCGACCCAACAAAAGATGCGAAGAAAGTTATTGATGAATTAGGCGTTTCTTTCTTTGATGTTACTGGTAACGCATCTGAGGGGTCAAAGAATTTGATGCTCCTTGCCAGAAATCTTGGCGATTTGACTAACGAGGATAGAGCTAAAGCTGTTTCTGAGATGTTTGGTGGACGCCAATCTGCTAGATTCAACGCCCTTGTTGACGATATGACTATGGGTTGGGATCAAATTGAGGCCGCTATGGCTGATGGGAAGATAACGCTTGAGGAAAGTAAGCAGTTCACTTCCGATTGGGCTAGGTCTATGGTTGCGTCTGGCGAAATTACTGTCGAGGGAGCCGAGGATGCTGGCGAGAGATACAACAGGGCCATGCAGAAATTCAAAGAGGACCCATCATTCCAGCTTGAATTGTTGAAAACAAAGTTCAAGGGGCTTCTTGTTGATCTTGGATCGTTTATTGTTCCGCCTATGATTAAAATTTTGGGATATTTTGAAAAGTTCTTTTCGAAGTTGATGGCTGCACCAAATTTTGTTAAGTATTTTGTTGGTGCCATTCTTCTTCTTGCATCAACTATGGGTCCACTTATCTATGTTTTTGCTCAGGCACAAAACGCTATTGCTTCTTTTGGTATTACTGCCGCAAGATTTATTCCTAAAGGATTTAAGCTTCTTACTGAGGGTCAGGTTGGTGAACTTTTTGAGTCCGATCCTGATAGGGAAGATATTTTCAACTACAAGGGCAAAACTGGTCAGTTTAAAAATAAGTATGCTAGAAGGGCTGCTGGTGAGAGTGCCGAGAGAGTTACGAAGGCTGATTATGAAGCTGCTGCTTCTTCTAAGGTACTTGAGGAAGCTACGGAGGATTTAACGAAGGATATGGCGGCTAGGGCCGCTGCGACTGAGAGTGCCGCTATTGCTGAGGCAAAGTTGAACGGTCCTGGCCTTCCCGGCAAGCCAGGCCATATGGCAAATAGGCAACAAGTTGCTTCCGGATTAGCTGCAAGAAAAGTAATAGAAAATGGCGCTATGCCTGGAATGTTTGGCGGGTCTACAAATAATCCAGCAGTTTTACAATATTTTGCTAATCTGGCAGATAAAGGTGATGAGGTAGCAGACTCTCTGGAAACTGTTGGGACAAAAGCCGATCTTATGGATAATTCCGTCAAGAAGAGTTCTGGCGGGCTATCAGGATTGTTTAATGGTTTGAAAAATATTGGTGGAACTATTTTGAAGTTTGGTAAATTCACCATTGTTACCGCCGCTATTGCTGCCGCTATCGGTCTTGTCATTTTCTTTATCAAAGAAATGGCTAAGCATTGGGATATTATTAAGGAAAGAGCCAAACCAGCTTTTGATGCTATAAAGATGGCTATCGAGGCCGTCAAACAGGCCGTAATGTCACTTTGGACCAAGTTCCAGGGCGTTATTGGTCAATTAGGTTCAAGTGATGGCCAGGGAGCTATTGATTTCTGGACGACTATTGGTGACGCCATTAATGCTGTTGGCGGATTTATTGCCGATCTTATCAATATTATTGCTTTGGCGATAGAAAAGGCTTGGCCTCTTATTGAGGGTATTGCCTATATGTTCAAGAATGTTATTGGTTTTGTTACTTCGCTTGTTAATGGCGAGTGGAAAGATGCAATGATGTATCTTGCGGCCTTTGTTTATGAAGCTCTTCGTGGTGTCATTAATTGGCTCGAAAAGGCTGCCGATTTGTGGCTGTGGTATGTTGGAAAGGTTTTGGGTGGCCTTTCTTGGCTTGCTAGAGGTTTCCAAGAGATGCTAAGTTGGATTGGCATAAATACTACGGCCATTAGCGGATTCTTTGATACTTTGGGTGATCGTGTAGAAAAGACAAGAAATTTTGATGTTGTTTCTTTCCTTGATGGAAAGTTTAGAACGTTGGGTGGTACGCTTGGTGAGTCAACTGCCGCCGCCGTTCCTTCCGCAGAGGAAGGTCCCGGCGATGCCGCCCAAGCTTTGGGCGAGGATATGGGCGAAACTCTTGGCGATGCTTTGGCTGATGAGGGGAAGAAGAAGGCTAAGAAGGGTCTTTCCGAGGATAGTTGGTTCAAAGAGTTCTTGTCAAAGGTTAAGTCTAGAATTGACGAACAGGTTCAGGAAGTTAAAGATGCTGCCATTGAGGCTTTGCAAAAAGCGCATGAGGCCGAATTGGCTTTGTATGATGATAAGTTAAAGAAGCTTGAAGAGATTGAAAAAGCGGAAGAGAAACTTTATCGTGAGCAAGAGTATCTTCAAAAGAAGAGAGAGATGCTTGCTAAGCGAGCTATTGATATTCAAAATTATCAAAGAAATCGTGCTCTTGCTATTTACGAGGGCCGAATTGATGATGCTCGTATGCTTGATCTTGAGCATGAAAAGAATAGCATAGAATTTAACTCTAGTATTTCAGATCTAGAGTCTGAAAGACAAAAGGAACTTCTTAAAGAGGCAAGAGAGGCCGAGAGGGAAAAGATTAATCTTGAAAAGGATGCCGCTCAGGAAAGACAGAAGATTCAGGAAGAAGCTTTCAAGAAGCAACTCGACATTCTTACAGAGTATACTCCTAGAACCGTAGAGGAATTCCAAAAGATGGTTGGCTCCATCACATCTTTGCTTTCTGGCGCTGGGGCAACATGGGAGGAAAATTCTTCTACAGCTTCTTCAAGAATGTTTGATGCTATTAGAAAAGCTAATGAGGATATCAGACAGGATTTTGCTTGGTCGGGACAGGCGTCAATAACGTCTTGGATTGCTGCCTTTGCTGATTCCGATGTTATTGATATGCTTAGAAAAATGGGTTCTGATGCCGGTAAGGCTTATGGTGACGGATTCGAAGAATCTATGGGCGGTAACTTTACCCCTGTAACTGGTGGTGATTTGCCACAAACAGATTTTGGTGGCGGCGAGATGCCAGAGGATGCTGCTATGCCCGAAATCGAGGGGCCAACTATTGATTTCGATAAAATGTGGGAAGATTTCAAACGTGGTTTGGAAAGATTGGGCGAGAACGTTTGGAATTGGTTTATGACTAGCCCGCTCTCACCTTGGGTTATCATCAGAGTCAGTTGGGAAACATTTTGGACAACATTTATGGACCCACTAATTAATACATTTAATACCGTTTCGAATATCATTGGTGGTGTTTTTTCATCCATTGGTGATATTATTTCTGGTGTTTGGGAAAATGTTGTTAAGCCGGTTTTTGATAGTTTGTGGTCTGTAATCCAAAACCAAATTATTCCTATTTTCAGATTCTTTTGGGATATTGTGTCATGGGTTTTTGAGGGTATAGGGTGGAGTCTTGGTCAACTTTGGGAGAGCGTCATCTACCCGGTTTTCAATTCAATTCGATCTTGGATCATGGATACCCTTGTTCCAAAGTTTGTAGAGTTTAAAGATACTGCTGTTGAGGTTTGGACTACTGTTTCTGATTGGATTAGGTCAAAGTGGGATGAGTATATTTATCCAGTTTTTGACACTATTCGATCATGGATTGTTGATACGCTTATTCCTAAGTTTTTCGAATTCAAAGACAAGATTACAGATATATGGAATAAGGTATCTGAGAAAATTTCTAGTGTTTGGGGAACAATAACCGGAGTTATTAAAGAGGGATTGAATAAGATTATTGATGTTTTGAATTGGCTTATTAGAGGTTGGAATACGTTCAAAAACTTTGCTCCGTGGGCAAAGGATGATCCTCCTGTTCAAGAAATTCCACACTTAGCTACGGGTGGTGTTACTAATGGGCTTTCGATTGCTGGCGAGGGTAGATATCCAGAGTTTGTTATTCCACTTGATCCACAGTATAGATCGAACGCATTATCTTTGACAAATCAACTTGTGGGAAGGCTCGGAATGGCCAATAAACCGAAAGTTCCGACATATAGCGTTCCTGGCGGTGGGGCACAAACCAATATCTATGTTGACACGTTTATTGGCGAGGAAGAGTGGTTTAATCAACTTGCACAAAAACATGATATGAAAGTTTCTAAGAGAAAGGCTCTTAATACCGGCTCGCAGGGCAGGGTCTTGAAGAGGTATAATGAGAACGATAGGGGGTCATTCCGATGAGTTTATTCTTTCCTGCGGCTATATGGATAGATAATAATGCGCTCACCGATCAGGGCAGAGCGCCTGTTGCCGTTGGTCGTGACGAAAGGTCTGTTATTAACGAGTTGGCTACTGGTAAAAGAAAAAGATATGTCAAGGCTATTAAGCATACTTTTTCTATGTCCTGGGAGTGGCTTCCAGATGATGAATTTGATACAATAGATGGTGGTTGGGCTAGAAAGAAGATGAGAGAGTTTATTGGTGATTCTCCATATACACACACTTTGAGATTTTATGATAGAAATGCAGGATGGAAAGAGTATACAGTTTTTGTTAATTCTTATTCGGAGGAATTGGTAAGACGTGATCCTCATACCGGAACGCATTTCTGGTCTGTTAGTATTGAATTTGAGGAACAATGATTACTACTTCTACTGCGTTACAAGAAGCTATTGAGGCGAGCGTCAAGCAGGTTGAGTCTGTTGTTACTTTGCGCCTTGCCGACAACAGGTTTCTTGATAATTTCTCTGTGGCCGCTACATCAGATTTTTATGAAGATTTGATTATGAAGAGAACCCCCATACTTTATTGGAGGTTTAACGAATTTCTAAACATAACCTCTACGCCAGATTTGACAAGTAACGGCGTTGATGGAACTTGCACATCTATCACTTCTTCTGTAGATTCTCCTATAGATAGAGAGAATGTTTATATCTCAACTTTTTCTGATAATTTTACGAGAGCGGATTCGACATATGAGCCTGGGTTTTTAAGCGGAAACCCTTATGTCTCTTGGGAGACAAATAATAAGGCTCTTTGGGGAATAAGCAGTAATGAACTTTATGTTTCTGAGATGGATAATACTGATTGGGAAAAACCTTTTGGCACTTGCTTTATTGATTCTGGCGGGTTCAATGGATATATCCAATATACTTTCGCCATAACATCACCAGCTAATGCATCACAGCATGGAGTTTGTTTAAGATATATAGACGAAGATAATTTTATTGGTTGGAAGTTTGTTTATTCTTTAGGATTCCACGTTCCTCTTTTTTATAAGGTTGTTGATGGAACATATACTGGCGCAACTTTCGTAACGCATTCTATGGCTGATGGTGACACGCTTAAGTTTGAGTTTATTGACGATCAGGTAGTTAGCTATCATAATGGCTCACAGTTTGATTCATACACTATTACTGACGATATTTTTCTTGATGAGTCCGTGACGAAATGTGGCCTTGTTTTTCATGACGACACAGGTCTTTCTATGGCGAATTTGAGATGGGATAATGTTGAGATTGCTACCTATACCCCGACCGACAGATCGTTTTCTTTTGACGGGTCGGCTTCATATATTTCTGCGTCAAACGTTTCCCCTCTGAATATTACAGAGGATTTCTCTTTTTCCTTTTGGTTTAAAAACACCGACGAGTCGGGTACGCAGTACATTTTGAGAATGTACGATGCTGGCTCTGATAAGTTCGGAGCATATCTAGACGGATCAGAATTGCACGTTTATGTCGAGGATAATGCTTCAACTAGATATGACTTGACTGCTATTCCAATGTCTGCTGGGGCATGGCATCATGCAGTTTTCGTCAAGGAAGGTTCTGATATAAATCTTTATATTGATGGTGAACTTTCCGCTTCTTCCGTTATGTATGAGTACATTAAAGATTTGGGAACTGGCGTTTTGATTGTTGGAGCGGAGAATTCTACCCCCGACAATCCTTTTGCCGGGCTTATTGATGAAATTTCTGTCCATTCAGAGGCTATGTCCGCAAAGTATGTTGAGATGCTTTATGGTGCCGCTATTAATGGTGGAAACTTTTCTGGCGGGGCGTGGTTTAAGGGAGAGCAGGCTTCCAATGGGGTAAATGAGGAATGTTTTGCCTTCGCTGTCACTGATTCTCTTAATGAGTACGGTTCTACCATTTCAGCTTGTGGAGAGTATAGAGTTCTTCCATCTGAGTATAAAGATACTACTGAGTTTGGGTGGTGGTCTAGAACTAAATCTGACGGTAATGGCGATTTTCAATCTAATGAAACAATGTGGATAGAGTTTGATGAAAGATATGCCAACAAGATCATACTTTCAACTGCCTATATTAATTCAAGAGTTTATGAGGTAGAATATTATCTTATGCTTTCTGATGGATCAATTTCTACCGAAACTGCATCTTTTGAATATGGTTCGACTTTGCTTGAAATCGACATAGACGAAGATGTTTATAAAGGTTTTGGTGTCAAGATGCTTTCAACGTGGCATCCTAATGCTCACGGAATCATTCATGAATTTGATCTTATTTGGGACGTTGATGTTTCCGAATATATTATTAATTTTTCTTTTGAAAAATTAAGAGATAATTATGAGGCAACTTTGCCAATTGGTTTGACGGGAGCGAATTCGGGTTCTATAACGTTAGACAATACTGATAGATTATGGAACCCATACAATCCGGATTCAATATATTCCAGATATATATTGCCAGATGTTGAGCTTTTCTTATCATTAAAATATAAGACTGGCCTTTCGTCATACGAAACAATTAAGGTTGGTGATTCTGTTTTTATTGATACATGGAATGTTAATTCTTCAAGCATGACTGTTGATGGACAATTTAGAGATTTTTCCAAATACATTCAAGAAGAAACTATGCCGGACGGTTTTTTGTATCTTAATTCTTCTGCGGGTAGAGCGTTGGAGAATATTATGAAATCTGTTCAGTTCCCGGCTAGGAAGATTTTCTCTTGGGATACATATTACAATATGTTATGGAAAACAAGACCTTGGGCTATGTGGAGAATGTCTGATATTACAACAACTGTAGAGGATCATGGCGGAAGATATGATGGAACTTTGACTGGAACCGGATATGATCAGGGCAAGCAATCACTTTTGCCTCAAGAGTATAGTTCTATCACTCAGTCAGTCTTTAGGGAGACTGGCGATGGTTTGATCGCAACGAACCAAATTTCTGATCCAAACAAACAACTTGTTTATTCCACAAGTTTTGATGGGACAGCAAATACTAGGGTTGAGATTTTAAACTCCGAATTGTCTTTCTCCAATAATTGGTCTATTGAGGCAATTTTAAATCTTTCTAATGTGCCAACAAACATTGGAGATAGATTTGCCTTTGTTTCAAAGCAAGATTCTTCTAACTATTACAACTACCTTCTTTTCTTGGAGAAGAAGAGTACGGATGGGTATGCTTTTGGATGCCAGGTAACTACGCCTTATGGCGTTAATACGATTGCCGAATCTAATGAATATTCTTATTCGGAAATTGTTGGGGAGAACATTCATCTTGTGGGCGTGAAGGACGGGAATTGGGTTTACGTTTCGGTAAATGATACTGTTGATAATGTAGAGGATTTTGGTGGTGGTCCATGCCATACGAACGGTGACGATTTAACAATTGCTGGTCTTGAATATTCTGTTTCTGGAAGCAGACAAGAGATGATTGGAAGTATTGGGCCTGTAACTATTTGGAATAGAGCTTTGACAACTACGGAGATTGGTAGACACTATAAGGCATCTCTTTTAAGTCAAATTTATATTTTCCCATATTTGTTCTCAAAGGATTCTACTCCTTGGGACGCTATGCTTGAAATCGCTACGGCGGATATAGGAATGTTCTATTTTGATGAGGATAGCAACTTTGTCTATGAGTATTTATATACGCTTCATGAGGCCGCTTTTGAGAGGCATCAAGACGTTCAGTACGAGTTGACTGACGAAGAGAATATTATTGCTGGCTCTCACCCAATAGATATTCAGGTTAATAAGGTTACGGTTGTTGTCAACCCAGCCCAAACTATTACAAATAACTATCAGTCTATTTGGAGGGCCGAGCAGGGTGAGTCTTTGGCTGTCACAACTTTGGCAGCTAACATGAACTCTAGCCAAACTTCAATTTCTGTTACCGACACTGATACCCCAATTTGGTTGAAGTCTGGATACTTCAAGGTTGATGACGAAATCATTTTCTACGGGAATAGGGAGAATAATAATCTTCTAGAACTTCAAAGAGGAATGTTTGGAACAAAACAAGAGTCTCATTCAAGTGGCGCTTTGTGTCGTGAGGCGAGGGTCTACGATATTGAGTATAGTGGTGGTCCGGCTAGTGGAATCAAGTTCCCATTTTTGACAGCTAGGGAGTTTGATGAGACTGCCGATGTTGACAGTTTTTCTACTGGACCTTATGTTGCTAGAGTTATTGTTTCTGCTAATACGAATAATGTTGAAGGTGATT